AACGGCGGCGCTTTGATGTCCATACGTTCCAATGCTCGATAGCAAAGGTGAATGCAGTCGATGCTTCCATCACTGCCATCAGCTCCCAGCCTGTACGGCATTCCAATTAAATCACTGCAGTCGTACATTGTTCGAGACAGGCAAGTTGCCAATCATTCTTTGAGACAGCGAACGCCTAGGGATGTCCGTCCCAACAGCATCCAGAACTGAGCCTAGCTCCATGTTTACTGAAACGTTGTCCCAGTTGCCTCCAGTGACTTGGCCTGTGTAAGTATGAGCGATTGTATGTGTTGCAGTTAAACCTGTTTCAACGTCTGTATCTTCAATAATTAAAACATCTACCTCCATGACCCAATTTTTTTCAATTGCTTCAATTGCCCACTTGCGAGTTATGTTGTTATTTGGAAAAACAAGTGTTGCCTCTAGGCCATCGCCCGTACGATTAACAGTAACGCCAGAAAAGCCAAACGGAGCAAACTCATATTTTCTCCCAGAATGAGTTATCTGCTTGCCGACAAAGAAATTTTGGAAGCGATACAAGATTGAACCGTCTGGTCTCATTCGGACGGCATGACCAAAGGCAAACTGTGTCATAGACCCAATCTCTTACGAGTGCTTCCGCTCATCTGTAATCGCTTCAGTGTATTCTGCTCACCGCGTTTTGCGCCTTGTGCTGCTGCACTTTGCATTCCAGACTGGAACTGATCTGCCGTCACGTAATCAACGCTGTTAATGCGCTCCACGGTGTACCGAACATCGATTGGAGCGGCAACTGCAGTACCGCCACCGCCGCTTTCCGTTCCACCATCGCCACTGGCTGGGATGACGCTATTGCCGCGTGAGCCGCGCGAATAACGCGACATGCTTTCACGCATCTTGCTTTCAGGGATGACATACTCAGGCTCACCACCTTCACCGATTAATGCGTTGGTTGGCTTGTTGACAAAACCACCTTCCGCGAAGGGGCTAACCATTCCGCCGCCGCCTATTTGCGAAACGCTTGAAAGCCCTGTGCTGAAAGGATCGGATGCGCCCCCACCACCACCGCCGCCCATTCCAGCAAAAATTCTTGCAATTCCGATCGCAATGTATTGAGCGATCATCTGTGAAGCGGTTTTGGCTAATACGTCAGCCACGCTCTTCAACATGTCGGCAAATACTTGTTTAACTGATGTCGCTCCAGTAACCAGGCCCTGCAAGCCGTTGACCAGTGAGCCGCCAATTGCATTGCCAATTCCTTGAGAAACATCAACAGCAACTTGCTGCAAATTATTTAGGTCCTCGGTGGCTTTACGAATGAATGCGTTTAAAGGCTCCTGTGCTACAGCCAGCTGCTCCATGATGCTGCCAGCCTGCGCTACCTGATCATCTGTAAACTTTTTGTCTTTGAGTTTTTTCATCTCTTTTGCAATCTTCAGGCGATCTCGCTCCGCCTGACTGGTTGCTTTTGTCATCTTGAGTTGATGCTCAAGATCTTCGATCGTTGTGTTAAAAAGCTCCTGGCGCTTGCGCTGATCTTCCGCAAGCTGACGCTCCATTTCACGGTGCGCTGCAAGTTTTTTCGTTGCTGCCGTGATATTTATTGCGTCCTTTAATCGCTGATCTGTAACCTTTGTCAGGTCTGACAAGCGTTTAGCTTCAATTTCGCCAAGTTTTTGCTGGCCTTGCAAACGAATAACAGTCTGAGTGTCATTTAATGCCTCAGCTGCAGCAATCTTGTCCTTAAAGCCGGAAATCTCAAGTATCTTCTGCCGCTCCACCTCAAGTGCTGCCAGTCGCTGCTGTAAACGCTCTTCTTCTCGCGCTGCGCGATCAACTCCAGCAGCACGAGCTTTAGGAGGTTTAACTGCAAACCGCTGTTGATCCTCTTTGGTAATAGGCAGCTTCGCAGTCACAGGACGAAGGGGGCCAAACTTTTTCAGAAGACCACTTACTTGTTTGGCTGAAAGCTCTCCCTGTCCACTGCCAAGTATAAACTCTTCAAAGAAGTTGGCTTTTGGCCTTTTTGCTTCAATTTCAGAAGTTAGTTTTTTACCAATCGCAGTACCCTCTAAATCTTTTTGCAAATTGCCCAGCCGTGCTCTATCAACAACTCCTCCAAGAAAGTTGTTAATAAGGCTCAAAAATCCTTGAAGTGGTCCAGCAATAAGAGTTTGCAATTGGAGTGTCAGCTCTGCCCACAAACGTGTTGTTTCATCTGTTTCAGTGCCTAAGCTTTGCAAAGCCTCAACGCCACTGTTGCCAATTTTGTCAACAAGCTCGCCGGTAAGCAAAGTGGCAAGCTCAGAGACTTGTCCTTGCTCCTCTAAAGCAGCAGCCTGTTCCTCTACCGCTTTACTTGAGAAAAGCGACTTCTCACGCATTAAATCAAGCGCACCACCCGTGGAATTAAGTGCTTGACCAGTCTCTGCTGCTCCTTTAGCAAATGCTTCAACTTGTGCAGTAAGTGCACTGGCAGCAATTGATCCGCCTAAACCCCCTAATGCTCCACCGATGCCGCCTGCTACTGCCTGGAGCGGGCCGCCACCAAATAACAGTGGAAAGCCAGCACCTGTTGCGATGTCTTGGAACTTTCTTCCACCAGCACCCTGGCTCCCAGAGCCACGCCCAGCGGCTTCAAGCCTTTGTCGCTTGCGTAAAATACTTTGTTTGACTTTTTCTTGGCGAATTATTTCATTATTTCTGCTAACTTCCTTTGCTTTTATGTCTAAAATTCGGTTGTTGTCTGCAATGGATGCGGCATCCAAACCTTTTGATTTTTGCTGCAAGCCTATTAAAGCTTTTTCGAGCTGCAACTCGCCTTTTTTTATTTCTAATATTCGCTTTATTCGTCCTTCAACAGCTGACGACTGACCACCAAGAATCGAGGAAACCGGACCAGGGCCTATTGGTCCGGAATACTGCGTTCCTCCAAAAAACCGTGAACTAGCAGGGAGTCGTGAAGATAAAGCGGTTGGAGAAGCCGGGCCAGGGCCTATTGGTCCAGCAAATTGGGTTGTTCCACGAGCCTGACCTGGCCTTAAATATTGACCAGCCATGCTGCCGCCAGGCTGGCGGGCTGACGCAGCAGCAGCGTTATAACGTTTTAGTGAGGCTGTAGCACCATCACGTTGCCTGATCTCTTCGGCAATAAGCTTGTTGGTACGAACCTGTGCGGTATTAGCATTTTTTAGTGCAGTTACATACTTATCAACCGCTCTTTTCTCCTCAACCGTGCCCTGCTGAGCACGATCTAAAAGTTTTTTAGCCTGCGCCAATTGACCGTTGAAGTCTTTTAAAGACCCTGGGCCGTTTAAATGGTCAATCTGCTTTGCAAGCTGATTGAGACCTTTTTGCAACTGCGTAACTTTCGTTACGCCCTTTGCAACAATCTCAATCTCAGCTCTATAGGCCACAGCGGTACAACAAAGCCTTAGTTACAACACTCTACCTTCGACGCCTTGCCTTTGCTAACTCCTTTTCCTGGTCCTCGTTCAAAATTTTAAAATACGCGCTCCAACCCAAGACTTCTTCTGCAGTCATCGTTGACCGTAGCTCCGACAAGCTCATGCCAAGCTCCTTGGCAATACCAAACTGCAGCATGAGCCAGTTGTCCTTCCGAAGCTCGGCGCTTAGGATTTTGGGTCGATTGCCTCTTCTTCTTCGTCGTCAGTCAAAATTGCCAGCATCAAAGCCTGCAAATCCTTATCCTTCACCTCGTTCTTAAGCACATCAACTTCACCGGCCAAGAACAAGGACTCTCCCACCTCATCCTTAGCTTTCGTAATTAGAAGCTGCAACGCAAACGCGTTCGCGTCATCCGATCCAGCACGCTTTTGAGCGCGTTCACGCTCTGCCATCGTCAATGGCGTAACCCACATCTCAAACTTGCTGTCGTCTGAAAGAGTAACGACTCTTTTTGTTGCTTCTAAATTTGCGGCTTTCTTGAGACGGTCAATGGCGCGTAATGCCATGAGTTACAACTAATTGTCTTACTACACTAGCACTAAAAAAGCCCCTAACAATGTCAGGGGCCTCTTTGTCATCAATCGACTATTAGCTCTTAGCGAAGTCGAATGTAGGAGCTGCAGTTGGACGGAAGTTAATTGATACTGCCTGTGCGTCATCAGGAGTAACTGAATAACTTGCAGAAGTCAGCACCGCTTCTATTGAAATGGAACGGCTAGCTGCATCGTCTGGCGTACCAGCTGACACAACTGCATCCATATACAGCTTGAACGTTGCACCAGCTTGGTTGCGCTGGGTAACGTCTTCAATCAAACGAGCCGAAATGCCGGTGTCGTCATCAGTGAAGTAAACCTCAGCTGAACCTGTACCATCCGCAAAGCCGGAGATAAAGGTTCGGAATGGTGCGGCTTGACCTAGCGTGCCACCGATGCTTGTCACATCGATTTCATCTCGGGTTATTTCAAAGTTCCAAGAGCGCACGTTTGCAACTGCTTGAAACTCAGTGAACGCAATTGTGAAGGCGCTGGTGCCGTCAGTTCCGTCGTCTGCCAAGGCAAGCTCACTACCGCCTGCAGTAGCGGCAAATGTGGCTGCTCCGGTAGAAGCCGTATAGGTCAGAACGAAAACAGGAGTTCCTTCAGCTAAGCCACCGGGGAGAGTGCCCCCGCCAGCAGTAAACGAAACTTTGTCGTTTACTTTGAAGTTCAGAAACGTTCCAACATTGATGGAATTGCTCGCGTTGGTGACATCTGCAGCCTTGAAGGTTCCAGATGTGCCAGCTGGCTTGTAATAAAGGGCTCCAGAGGTGCCCGAAAGGACGGTAGCCATTCGTGGTACTGAGAATGGTGGACTTACGGGCGAAACCCGGACTCATACAGCTTAGCGTGCTGTCAGCGAAACATCTAACCGTGATCTTCGGCAATAAAGCCAGCGTCTATACGTCCCATCATGTGGGGAGATTGTTCAGTCGTTGAAAAAGTAGGCCCATTAACTACTCCAGGACGAAGATAAATACCTGTAGCCGCTCTAGTTGACGCACTTAAACTAAGCAGCGTTGTGACTGCTGTGTCTACCAACGTCTGATTTCTTGCGGGGCCTTTGCCTTTTTCGGTGTAAACACGAACGACGATAGATCCTCTAATTCGGTCAAAATTAGTGGTCAATCCTTGCTCTGTAGTTAATCCAAAACTTAAAGATACTTTGATATATTCTGTTGTTGAATTTTCTGGAACGGCGGTGATGTTGTCGAAGAGGACAGGCACTGCAGGGCTTAATGCCCCAAACGCTGTCTGGATGGGTGACTCAACTGCAGCTCGAACAGCTTGGTATCTCATGACGGCCCAAACATATTATTCATCTCTATAGTCACGGATCTATCAAGCTTACCGCTAGTCGCGTACTTAGTGAACCAGTCTAAAGGCGCGGTTCGAGATGCTTGCCCTCCTGGAGGGCCTGAATAAATATCTCCGCGAAGACCTTGAGAACGCCTGGAGTTGCTAGAAACTTCCCACTTACTTAAACCCAGTTGAGTCTGAGGTGTTTCAGTCGGACGGGAAAATCTATCCTGTTCAAAATCAACAGCTTGACCAACCCAAGGACTGAAATTAAAAACTGTATAAACAACACGATCTTTTGCAAAACCAGCTTTAATTGCCTGCCTGCCAGTAAGCAAAGGAATGTTAAGCCGACGGGGTTCCCCGGGTGCTCCATCTCCTTGATAAGAACGCCCGTCAAAAGTGCTTACACCCCAAGAGTTTGAGAACCTGCCTGTCCAGCTTGGCCCTTCTTCTTGCAGCTCAGTGACGACTCGATGTGCAGCCCGCAACGGGCCTGCTGTGACAGTAGAAGAGACAACCATGTCT